CAGGACAAAACTTTGAAGGAGGAGAATTACACATATTCACAGACGGTGCTAACAAGCCACCAGAGATAATTAAAGCAAAAGCTAATAGATTTATCATATTTCAGGCTGGGCAGCATGTGCACACTGTTAAAACAGTTACTAAAGGTACTCGCCAAGCTTTAGCAATTAATCTATGGGAAAAGGAGCCTTATTCTAAACAAAAAGGTATATTAACCATAGAACAATAAAAACAATATGCAGTTCGGACAAGACTTTGAAAAAATATTCTTTAGACTCTCATTAGAGAAAGTTAAGTATTTACAAGCTATTAAGTATAACTTTTATACATCAGAAGAAATTGATGCATTAAGTTATTTAGCTAATAAATTCTATAGTAAATTTAATGAGACTCCAACAAAAGAAAACTTAAAGCTTTTAGTCCAGAATCATCCTAAATCAAAAGAGCGAGTTAGTGACAACATCTTAGATATGATCTTCGATGTAGATCTAGATAAGTATGATGAAGAATGGTTAACAGGAACAGCAGAGGCTTGGATTAAATGGAGAACTTTTAATACATCTTTAACAGATACTATTGAGTTTATTAAAACTACAGAAGTTACTCCTGAAAATGTAGAATCTATTGTTACAAAAGTTAAAGGCTTAATCAATGATAGGAATAACCTAACATTTAATTCTGATCTAGGTCTTGACTTCTTTGATTTTGATTCACATGACCAGAAAGAAAACGAAAAGATAAGTACTGGATATAACTTCTTAGATAGAATGCTAGGAGGTGGATATGATAAAGGCGGTAACCTAGTAGTTTATGCAGGAGAACAAAACATTGGTAAGTCTATTTACTTAGCAAACGATGCAGCGAACTTCGTGAAGATGGGAACTAACACTGTAGTAATTACTGCAGAGATGGCAGCCCATAAATTCGTAAAAAGAATCGGTTCTAATCTTCTTAATATTAATATTAATGAATATGCTGAGAAAGCAAAGAATAGAGATCATATAAAACGTAGACTAGAAACAGTTGGAGATGGATTTACACCTCCAGGATCTTTATACGTAAAACAATTTCCAACATCACAGGCTACAGTACTAGATATTGAAGCTTATGTAAATCAAATAGAAGAAGAATTACAGATTAAAGTTGGAGCAGTAGTAATTGACTATATTAATATCTTAGCCAATTATCGTAACCAAAATACGGAGAATACATACATGAAGATCAAGCAAATTGCAGAGGACCTTCGTGCTATGGGAATGCGTAATGACTGGTTGATCGTAACTGCAACACAAATAAATAGAAACGGCTATAACTCTTCAGATATTTCAATGGGTGACGTTGCAGAATCTGCAGGTCTTTCACACACAGCCGACGTAATGCTAGGTATTATCCAAGATGACTTAATGCGTGCTAACCAAGAGTATTGGTTAAAGGTACTTAAGATCAGGGATGGTGAAGGTAAAGGCAATAAATGTAAACTAAATATTGATTTTAATCACATGAGATTGGTCGAAACTGAAGACATCGCAAGCTCTAGTATACACAGTATTTAAAAAATAAACAAAACAATATGGCAAAAAATGATAAAATTTTTAATAATAGTTTTGACACACCAGAATTTGAACTTGGTAGTATAAGTTTTGAATTAGATCCTAGCATTAAAGACACACAACCAGAAGAAGACAAAATACACTTTGAGATGATCGCTAGGAAGATCCATGAATTAATTACTATTTCTAGGTTTAAAGTATTTAATGAGATTGATGATTTAGGTAGATGTAATAAACTTAAAAAGAATGACATTAACGATGTGTATGGATTTATTATTGATGAGATAGGGCCTAAATGGTCCAACATAGATTTATTTAGTGAACTATGTGTATATTTCGACATTAAACCAGCAAAATTTTATAGCTCACTTTCTAATGTATATAAGGAAGATCTTATTCAAGAGCTAGATAACAAAACAGGTATTTTAGAAAAGAAGAACATTAAAAGATTATTTTAAATGATTGAACCCAAGGTAATTAAACAAGGCGCCAAAAGAGTTTGGATCCTTGGAGACTTGCACTTTGGTGTAAGAGCAAATTCAGTCGAGTGGCTGGATATTCAAAAAGACTTTTTCGAAAATACATTTATCCCTATCTTAAAGAGGGATGTTAAACCCGGTGATGTCTTAGTACAAGTAGGAGATACTTTTGATAATAGACAATCTATTAATATTAAAGTCCTAAGTTACGCAGTAAATTTATTTGAAAGACTAGGACAGATTCTACCATGTTATGTAATATGTGGTAACCATGATATTTGGGCTAAGAAATCAAATGACATATCTTCGATTGATAGTTTAAAATGGATTCCTAATGTGCAGGTTTACAAAGAGCCTGAGTTACTAAACTGGTCTGGTAAAAACATTTTACTAATGCCATGGAGAAGAGATGCTGCTCATGAAACTGAAACCTTAGCAGAATATCCACAAGCAGATATTGTATATTGCCACTCAGAAGTTAGAGGTATTTACCTTAATGCTAAAGTTAAAAATGAACATGGAACAGATTCTAATATCTATGACAGATACATGAGGGTTTATTCAGGACATATTCACTTTAGACAAGAACGTGGTAAATTATTAATGGTAGGAGTTCCGTATCAATTGACTAGATCGGATAGAGATAATCCAAAAGGTTTTGATATTGTAGATCTAGAAACAATGGAAGAGACTTTCCATGAAAATCATGATTCACCTAAGTTCTTAAGGTATAATATTAAAGCGCTATATGATATGCCTCTTGGTCAATTTAAGAAGCAAATAGAAAATAACTTTGTAGATCTATTCGTTCCATCGCAGATCGCTACAACCAATGCATTGAGCCAGTTGGTTAATGAAATTCAAAATATTTCTAGAAAGTTAGAACCAAATATTTACGAAGAAGATTCATATATCGATAAAGACTTTTATGACATTAATGAAATTGAGGAAATGTATAAAAATTACAATATTCTTAATTTATGTAATATGTATGTAGATAGTATGAAACAAGATGGTGATTTAACGATAAGACTAAAGAGCAAGTTAAAACAATTGTATACTCAACAAGCATACAACTACGACACAGATCAATAAATGAGAATAGACTATATTGAATTTAAGAATTTTGCTTCCTACGGAAATCAAAAACAGAGAATAGAATTTAAAGAAGATACCTCTGAGTTATTTTTAACTCTAGGTAAAAACGGTGATGGTAAAACTACTATTGCTAATGCTATTATCTATGCTTTGTATGGTAAAGTTGAAGGTGTAAAATTATCAGATCTACCAAATAGAATTAATAAAGAACTACATGTTAAGATTGGTCTTATGTGTGGTACTATGAAGATTGAAATTGAAAGAGGCTTAATGCCTAATAAGTTTTCTGTATTAATTAATGGAGTTGAATTTGATAAAGCAGGTAAAAAGTCTGTACAAGATTATTTAGAAGAAGAGGTATTCGGTATTCCATATCATGTATTTAAAAATATAATTATCTTATCAGTAAATGATTTTAAATCTTTCTTAACCATGTCTAATTCGGATAAGAAACAAATTATTGATAGAATGTTTGGCTTCTCTATTCTTAATGATATGCAAAGGCAAATCAAAGATGAACGTAGAGATATTAAATTTGATATTGACGCTTTTGATGCTGAGTTAAATGAGATAATGAATTCAATTGGATCTGTTAGAGGTAAACTAAATACACTATTAGAAGAATCTAAGACTGTAAATAAATCTAAGATTCAAGAATTAAAAGATGAATTAGTAGCTCTACACGAAGTAGTATTAGATATTGAATCTAATCGTAAGAAAGAGGAAGGCGCAATGAATACCTTCAATACTCAATATAACGAGAAGCGTACAGAAGCTGGAGATATTAAAAGAGAGATTGATTATCTAAATAAGAAGTTAAAGTTATATGAGAGTGGGCATTGTCCAACATGTGAAACTAAGTTAACTTCAGATTGGCATAAAACGCAGAAAGTAGAATTTGCAGATAAGATAGAATCGAGTACAGATCAGATTAAATCAATTAAGGCTGAGATGGATGAATTACAAGAAAAAGTAATTACAGCAAGAGAGACTAAGCTAGAACTAGAGGGTCAGATCTCAGATAACAAAGTAACAATGCGAGGACTTAAAGGAGAACTCGTTAAATTAAAAGATACTCCAGAAGGTTCAGACTTTGACCACTTAAGAAATCTTATTACAGAATTTGAAGAAAAAGAGGCTGCTAAATCTACAAGTAAAGATACCTTAAATGCAGACTATAATTTTATGGAAATTGTAGAAAATATACTAGGTGAAGATGGAGTAAAGAATTTAGCAGTTAAAACTATCCTACCAGGACTTAATACTAATATAGCTGCAATGACTCAAACGATGCACTTGCAATTCCATATTAGATTTGATGAGAAGTTTAATTGTATTATTAATCACCTAGGTGAAGATATTAATCCAATGACACTTTCAACAGGTGAGCGTAAGAAAGCAGACTTTATTGTTATTATCGCAATCATTAAGATCTTAAAGTTAAGATTCCCACAACTAAACCTTTTGTTCTTGGATGAGTTATTATCTTCAGTAGATCATGATGGCGTTTACAATATATTAAAGATTTTAAATCAAGTAATTAAAGAACATGAAATAAATACATTTGTAATTAATCACTCGGTATTACCACATGAGATATTTGATAAGAAGATACAAATATATAGAGAGAATGGCTTTTCTAAGTTTACTATCGAAAACATAGATTAACTAGGATATATAATAAAAGAAATAAAAATATACAAATAATATTATGCCAATATCAGCAAGACAATTTGGAGTTAAAAACGACGCTTCAGCATTAAACCTAACAGGATATACCGATCATGGTATATTGTTAGTACAAGATTCAGCAGCAGCACCGGGATTTAACGGAGGAACACCTTCTACAGAAGGAGTTCAATGGAATATGGGACCAGACGAAGAAAGGTTCGAAAATATTATTGCTTATACTAAACCTGCAATAAACGATGATTCTTCAGGCGATCTTACTACCGAAGGTACTATTGATACTGCAGGATATGAGCCAGGAGACGCAGTAGTAAATTATCAATACAATGGTGCAGGTAGAAAAATATCTTTCATAGGATGTTCTGATGCAGATTTTTTAGGAGTATCTCAAGATTTAGTTCCTAATGAAAATTTTACTAGTACTACTGAAGCAGCTAACTATTTTAATAATGTAGCAGAATCCGCATGGACAAACTATGTTGCACAAGGTGAAAGCCCAACTCCTGCAACAACACAAGCACCAGAAGCAACAGAAGCAACACAAGCAACCACTGTTGTAGATGGAGAAGGTCCAAGAGATGAAGGAGAAGAACCAACCTTTGCAACATCTGCAACAACACAAGCGCCAGAAGCAACAGATGCAACAACCGAAAGACTTATTGAAAAGCCAACAGGTGAAGAAGGCGGAGGAGAATAATCTACTCTAATTTAATTTAATTAACTAAGGATGGCCAATAGAAATATTGGCCATTTTTGTTTGATCAGAAAAGATGATATATAATATATGGCTACATACAATTTAAAATTTAATAAAGACGATTCAGTTATCAGACATGTCATTGTTGGTCTATTAGCAGACCTTAATGATAAATTAAGCTTTTATAGACAGATTAGTAATGATGAAAGGGCAGAAATAGATGTACCTTTCTTTTATGCAGTATCTGGAGATGAAAACTTTATGAAAGATAGCTTCTTATTCTCTAGCGTCAATGGAGAGTCATGTGATCCTAATGGAGATTTTGCAGATGGTAATTACGATAAAGTACCAAGAGGTATTGTAAACCTAACTTCATTCGCAGTAGATCCATCAAAGCTAGTTAATAAAAGAAACATGGGTCATTATATGATGATGAACGAAGATGGCTTAATGGAAGGTTATGTCGCTGAATTCGAAATGATCCCATGTATAATAGGAGTTGATGTTGAAATATTAGTATCAAGTCAATTAGACCTATTTAAAGTTACTGAATCTATTGTAAAGAAAATGTACAAGGCTAATTTCTACCATGTAGATGCTGGACATTTAGAAGAGGGAACTTACAGAATTACATCTGAGTATATGATGCCAGATGATTATACACAAGATAGACCTGTTGAATATTCATTTGATGATAAACAAAACCATAAAGTTAGTTTCTCATTAGAGATTAATGCATTTATACCATCATTTGACTTTGAAGAAGATGTTTATAGAAAATTCACTAGAACTGCCTATGCTAATGCTATTGTTGGAGACTATGTAGATCCTAATGGATTCTTAGATCCTACAGTACATCCACAAGTATATTACGATACTTATGAGCCAGCTAAATGGGAAGCTAATGGAGAACAATGGATTAAAACAGAAGTTGGGGTAGATGTAACCGACTCAGTTATTTCAGAAACATTAGGTAATCAATTAACAACAGAATCTCAAATTAAACGACTTACTAGACGTAGAAAACAATCTAATAGAATGTTCGGTATTGGTAATAGTAATCTAACCGTACCTGGTATGGGAACTCCAGATAGTGCGCTACTTGGAGACAATTACGAGGTAAAAGCAAAGCAGACACCGTTCGGAGATAAAATAGACTAATAATTTGATAGATATATACAATAAGAAAACATAAAAATTTCAAAATGACAAATACATTTAACAAAGGAATTAAGTCACCTATCTTAGAAGAAGGGCAAGGATATATTTTCCATGCCGCAGGTGGAGATTTCAAAATCACAGGAAGTCATATCGAAACTGTAGCTGAAACTAATGAGACATTTAGAACTTTAGTAGCAGCAGGGAAAATATTCGATATTAACGAATCTGGTATCTCTTTTTACTATGATTACAATGCTAAATCACCAGTAACTAAAATACAAGAAGGTTCAGTAGAAAACTTTGATAGCTATTTAGCTTTAACTGAAAAGTTATCATTCTTAGAAAAAACTGCAAAAGAACTTAGAACTTCTTATGGTACAGGTGAAAAATCCGGAGCTTTAACAGAAGCTAATAAGGAAATTAAAACTACTAAAGCTGCAATAAACGAAGCGAAAGCTAGTAGCTTAACAGTAAGATTCTCATACGATGTAAATGAGAACGTATATAAAGCAGGTAATATCGAAATGCCAATTGGTTCTGAAGATAAACTATCTGAAGTATTCTTTGCATCAGCATATATTAAATATGCAGATAAAAAATTAATCGAAGCATTTCAATTAGCATGTGAAAACTATAACTCATATAAAGTATTAGATTTTATTACAGAATCTAAGAAAGGTGATGTTACTGTTGTAACAATGAGAGCTGAAAAAAATGCATTTGTATTCAGAGCAAACGAATCTACTAAATTAGCTAGCTTTGAAAAAATGCTAAGTAATGCAGCAATAGAATATGTAAAAGAACAAACTGGAGCAGATATTACTGAGCAGTTCGAAGATCTTTTAGAGTCTAATGCAATATTAGAATCTAAGAAAGCAGAAACTAAAGCACTTTACAAAGAAATGTTATCGTTCTTATATGACCAAAAAGGTAGATTAGCAGAAGCTGATAGAAACCTTCCGGACATTAAAGCTGCTGATAAATTAATAGGATCTGAAATTACTAAAGTAAATCAAGTAATAGAAGCCCTAGAAGAAGATGTATTAACTATCGAAGATGGTTATATTGATGCTACATTAAAAACAAATGTTGAGGGACTTGAAGAAGCCTCTTCAATTAAAGTGGATGCTGTAGAATATACACAAGCTGGTAAGAACGATATTCTAACTGTATTTGTTGATAGCAAACCATACAGAATAGAAAAGTACAAAATTGAAGTTCCTTCTTAAGAAGATACTACTTAATACACATCACGATCTATTAAGAAAAAGCCCATTCGAAACAAATGGGCTTTTTTTAGTATAACTAGTAATCTAATTAAACACACACTGTGCCAAGAAAAAAGAATTACTTAAATAACAAAGACCTATACAATCAGATTGTACAGTCTTTAGAAGATGATAAGCTAACAAAGGACGCTGAGAAGATGTTGATACTAATCGCAGAAAGAGCAATTAGAAAACTAGTTTATCTAAATATAGACGATAAGAACGACTGTATGCAATTTGCAATATTAGACCTTCTTAAGTACTGGAGAAACTTCAACCCTAAATATACTAACGCATTTGCATACTTTACGGAGATTGCAAAAAGAGGTTACGCTAAAGGCTGGAATAAAATCCACCCTACTAAATATAAAAATACAATGTCAATGGATCGTATCAACACTAAAGGTGGTGATGGCGAATCTGGAATGTTTAATATTTAATGTCAATAAAGAACTTAAAACCTAGTGGCAACTCAGGATTTGTACAAGGGTATTACAACCCATTAAATCCAGATAAGTATATCGGTCCAACGCCGATCATTTATCGTTCCTCATGGGAAAGAAAGTTCTGTATTATGTGTGATAATAAAGAAAGCGTATTAAAATGGTCAAGTGAACCTGTAACTATTAAGTATAAATGGTCAAAAGATGGTAAAGAACATAAGTACTATCCAGACTTCTATATGAAAACTGCAGGTGAAAATGATGAAGGTCCGGTGGAATGGCTGGTTGAAATTAAACCAGAGGCACAGATTAAAAAACCACTCCCGCCTAAGACTAAATCTAAGAAGGCACTTAATTCCTATAAATTCTTAGCCGAAGCCTATATTAAAAATCGTGATAAATATGCTTATGCAAATGCTTGGTGTGAAAACCGAGGTTGGCGATTTATAGTCTTAACTGAAAAGACACTTAAATAATGGGACAAGTTAAAAAACAAATAGGAGAATTATCTAAAGAAGCTGGCGGCATGGCAAAAGCAATCACTGCAGCAGAAGATTGGTTTAACACTTCTAAAAAGGCTGTTAGAGAAAAAGCAGTAGCTAGATCAGCAGGTCCATTCCAACAAGGTAAGATATATGTGTTCAGATATGAAAACCCAATTGCCGCAGAATGGTGGGATAGCAATCCAGTAGTATTGGCACTGAACCGCTCAGATACAGGTAATGACATGGGTATTAATCTTAATATGTTACCAGTCCCTGTAAAGCAAGACCTCTTAGATTTCATCTATGAGCAATATAAAGGCTATATACAAGGACAGAATAGAGGTTCAAAAATGGAGAACGCTAGAGCACAAGGACCATTATCATTATCATACCAAGGAGCTAAAACATTCCTAAAGAGATATGGCTTTGATTTTGCAATTAGACAGTATGCCACAACTCGTAAATCTCAGCAAGTTGTAGTGTCATACGAAAACTGGGCAAGAATAGCCCTGTGTGACTTTTTAGAGCTCAATGGCTCATCAGTTGGACAGATAAGGGCAGCCTTCAGAAACCATCTAAATAAATGAGATATATAAAACAGAAATAATACTATATTATGGCAGGATTTACTGACAAACGAAACGGACCACTTAGTTCAAACACAAGACCATTTAGCCTTTCAAATGCTTTGAAAACGCTAAGTTCTTTTGGTATGCGCTATGATGACATGGTGCTAAGACAATCTCAAGCAATTGGTCCAATGGAAGATCAGTTCGGTTACAAAGAGATGAACCCGTTCGGATTAGACAACGATGATATTTATGGTGCATTTGCTGCACTATCCATGGGAGATATAAACATGAAAAAGAACGTACCGTTCTTTGATACTGATTACCCAGGAAAAAGAGACGAACTTAGAAGGTTTGCACAGAATGATGAAATTGAAGATATACTAGATATACTTTGTGATGAAGCAATAGTATATGATGATAAAAACTTCTTTGCTCAACCAGATATAGCAGGACTTGATGTATCAGATGATGTACAAAAAGACCTTAACAAATACTTTAGACAAATCTATCACTACTTTGGATTTAATGGTGAACAATCAGCTTGGTACTTTTTTAGAAAGTTCTTAGTAGATGGTTACTTATCATTTGAGATAATTTATTCCCCAGACCAAAAGGAGATTATAGGTTTTAAAGAAATTGATCCAGTTACTCTAATGCCAGGTTACAATAAAGACGATGGTAAAAAAGTATGGGTTCAGTTTAAAGATGATCCAACAAAAGAAAGAGTGTTATATGATTCTCAAATCATTTATATTGCATACTCTTCACTTTCAACAGCATCGAGAGTATCTTATGTTGAAAGATTAATAAGATCATTTAACCTACTTAGAATTATGGAACACACCAGAGTAATCTGGGCAGTGACTAACGCTTCATTTAGAATGAAGTTTATTATACCTGTAGGTGGTAAATCTAAAACTAGAGCAAAACAATCGTTAGCTCAGTTAATGAATAACTATAAAGAGGTAGTTGATTTTGACTTTGAATCAGGAACATTAGAAACTGATGGTAAGCCAATGCTACAATTTAGTAAAGAATACTGGTTACCTTCTAAAGATGGTGAAACACCAGAAATCGAAACTCTTAGTTCTGAAGGACCAGATCTTTCAGATACTGAAGCAGTTAAATATTTCCAAGATAAACTTAAAGAGGTTTCTAAAATTCCTTACAACAGATTCTTATATGAAGATGATGGTGGTGACTTTGCATTAGCAGGTGATGGTATGGTAAGAGATGAAATCAAATTCGGTAAGTTCATTAAGAGATTAAGATCTGTATTTCAAGAGATATTGGTTAAGCCAATGTACATTCAAATGTGTCTTAAATACCCTGAGTTCCAGGACGATCCTCAATTTAAGACTCAAGTAGCCTTAAGATATAATGAAGAGAATATGTTTGCTGAATTAAAAGAACAAGAGGTTATGTCATTAAGATTAGACTTTATCTCAAGTATGAGAGATAGTTTAATGACAACTAATCAAGAAACAATGGAAGAGGAATATTACTTCGATCAAGAATACTTAGTTAGAAAGTACTTAAAACTGTCTGACGACGAGATTAGAGCTAACAAAGCATTTAAAGCAAAAGATAGAAAAACTGCTGCAGATCAACCTGAAGAGGAAGATGACGGAATGGGCATATAGCCGCTAATCCTAGATAGTTAAGAAAAAGAGATATATAAAATATGAAAATTATTAAAACATTCGAAGAGTTTATTTCAGAAGACTCGTTAAAGGCAGGAGAAGATTCTAAAATATATGTAGAAGATCAGACTTTAGATTCTGGTGCTACTATTAAATCTGCAGAAATATTAGGAGCGATTACAGCTTCTAAAACTGAAAGCGATTTTAAAGATTACTTCTATAATGAATATGGACAAGATGCATTCGCTGAGGGCGAAATGGATATTTTAGCGGCATATTACCTAGATAAATCTGCAGAAGACGCAGAGGTAGAAAAGGAAGCTGGTGACGAAGAAGAGGAAGATGACAAAAAAGAAGGCGATGATGGAGGCCTAGATATTGACATCTAAAAGATATTAAGATAATTGCATAATACAAGTAGATATATAATAAAAATAGATAAATCATAGTTATGGCAAATAACAACAACTTATTAATTGTTGAAATGTCTTCATCTCAGTTAAAAGTAACCGATACTGAGAATAAAGATTACATTCTAGAAGGTATATTTGGTCAAATAGATCAAAAGAATAAAAACAATCGAATCTATACTGAGAGCGAATACGTTCCTCAGATAGAAGCTTTACAAGACAAGATTAAGTCTTCTAAGCTATTAGGTGAGTTAGATCACCCACAGCAATTCGATATTTCCCTTAAGAGTGTCTCTCATATTATTGAAGAATTATATTACGACAAAGAATCAAAAGAAGTAAGAGGTAGAATCAAATTACTAGATACTGACGCAGGACGTCAAGCTAAAGCCCTAGTAGATGCTGGTGTACCATTACAAATCTCATCAAGAGCAGCTGGAGCCGTTGAATCTAACGGAAAGGTAAAAATCAAACAATTATTCACTTACGATTTAGTTGCAGATCCAGGATTTGCAAACGCTGAATTAAAAAGAGTTAACGAATCTTATGGATTCGATGATAATTCAGGTTTATGGATATATGATTTAACTGAAACTAATGAATCACTTGAAGAGACACAAGAAATTACTAAAACCAATAAAGAATCAAATAATAAAGAAAAAAACATGGCAGAATTTGTAAAAGCTGAAGATTTCAATAAGTATTCTGAGTACTTAGCTAACGAAATGAAAAGCATTAAAGAGTCTATCGGCGCAACAAACGAAGACGAAACGTTAGAAGATGTAAAATCTCATAACGACCACATAGTTGAAAGCGTAAATACTCTCTCAGAATACGTTGAGTATTTAGCTGGCAAATTAGACGAGTCCATCCAATATTCGGAACACGTCGCAGAAAAAGCAGATCAAGGTATAACTTATACTGAGGCTGTTGCTGAAAAATTAGATCAAGGTATTCAATACTCTGAGCATTTAGCAGAATCAATTTCTAAAGTTAAAGATTTCGCAGATCACGTTGCTGAATCAACTAACGAAGGAGCTACTAAAGCTGACAATCTTTTAGCCTATGTTGATTACTTAAAAGAAAACTTACAATCAGTATCTGAGTATGCTGAATACATTGCAACATCTATTAATGAAAGCGTAGTTGAAGAAACTGAAGAAGTTACTGAAGATGACGAAGCTGATGCACCTGGTGCTGAAAAAGAAGAAGCTGATGTAGAAGAAGTTGGTGATAATTCAGAAGAAGGTGATGTAGATCCTAAAGGTGATATTGGCGAACCTGCTGAAGAATTAGAAGATGAAACTAAAGACGTAACTGCAGATGAAAAATCTGAAGAAGCTGAAGCTGGTGAATCTGAAGAAGAAGCTGAAGGTGAAGATGGTGCTAAAGAAGTAGTTGAAGAGGAAGAAGTTGAAGAAACTGAAGAAGTTGAAGAGACTGAAGAAGTTGAGGAAACTGAAGAAGTTGAAGAAACTGAAGAAGTTGAGGAAACTGAAGAAGTTGAAGAGACTGAAGAAGTTGAAGAGACTGAAGAAACTGAAGTAACTGAAGAAGATGAAGCTGGTGAAGGTGCTGAAGAAGTAGCTGAAGAAGATGAAGCTGGTGAAGGTGCTGAAGAAGTAGCTGAAGAAGATGAAGTTGAAGAAGGAAACGCATTCGGTGCTGCAAGAGCTAAAGCAATCGCAGACGGCGAAAAAACTTTTAAAGTAGGTGATGAAGAATTTGACGTTGAAGACGTTGATGCTGAAGATAAAGAAAACGCTGAAGAATTTGTTGAAGAAAAAGAAACAGAACACCACACTGAAGAAGTTGAAGAAACTGAAGAAGTTGAAGAAACTGAAGTAGCTGAAGAAGATGAAGCTGGTGAAGGTGCTGAAGAAGTAGCTGAAACTGAAGAAGTTGAAGAAACTGAAGAAGTTGAAGAAACTGAAGAAGTTGAAGAATCTGCTTTAGATACTTACAAGAACGAAATTGCGTCTAAATTAGATGCATTAGTAGAAGCTGCACAAGTTAAAGAAAACGAAGCTCCAGCATTCTTAAATATAGTATCTGGTAAAGTACAAGAATCTTACAATACTTTAAATGAAGATGCTAAAACTGAAGTTAGAGCTAGAGTGGCAAAAAGATCATTTATGAATGAGTCACAAATCAGTGCTATCATTGAAAACGCTAACGCAGTTGTTGAAGCTAGAACTAACGAACCATTCTTTATCTCTGCAATACCTGTAGAATATAAAGAAAAGTTTGAAGCTCTTACTGAAGCAAAACAAACACAAATTAAAGCTCAAGCAAAATACCATAACTTAAATACTGAATATCAGGTTAGAAACTTCTGGGAAACTAGAGACTTAAGAGAGGTAAAAGTTGACTTAGAAAAATTAGCAACGGTAAACGAATCTGCAGCAGTTAAAACTGAAGAGGAAGCTAAACCGTTATATGATGTAACTGATATGGCTGCAGCTTTAAACAAAAGATTTAAAAAGTAATATATATAAAATAATAAGATCGACGATAAAAGAGTGACAGAAGCAGAACACTCAAGCAAGTCGAGTTTCTAACGAATAATCGAAAGAAACGTAAAAACCATTAAAAATAATAAAAATCAAAATGGCAAATTTAATTAACGAAGCTGAGATCAGAGGTACTTGGGCTCCTATTATTGAGGAAGCAACAGGGATCAATGAATCTAGCAAACTAGCTTGGATGTCAGAATACTGTCACAATCACAAGCTTTATGAAGACGCAAACATTATGGCGTTAAATCCTGGTATGAACTTAGCAGGTATGGGAGACACAAGTTTTCCTAGTGCAAACGGTGTAGGATCTGGAGACAAAGCTCCAACTCTTTTACCTTTAGCTATGCAAGTAGCTGCACAAACTATCGGTTTAGACCTAGTACCTGTTGTACCTATGGCTGGACCAATGGGATTACTATCTTACCTTGACTTCGTATACGAAGGAGGTGCGATCGGTGGTGCTGCTCCTAACTATGCAGATGGTACTGTAGCTCCAACTTATATCAAAGCTAACATCGGCGTTGCCGCTGCTGGTAATGATGAAGCTGCTGGAACTTCAAGAATAGATGGTAAACCAATCATTAAAGTGGTAGACGCTTTAGGAGCTGGTGAAGCAACTATTTCTGCAAGATATGCTGGTGCTGAATTAGTAGCTGCTTTAGAAGACCATATTCCTGGTTTCTCTGGTGCTGCTGGTGCTTTAGGTTCTCCAATGTCTAGAGGTTTAGGTGAATCTACAAGAGACAAAGTAATGGGCTTAAGCTTATTCTCAAAAAGCGTTGCTGCTGAAACTTTCCAAGTTGCTGCTGCCGTAACAAGAGAACAAGTACAAGACCTTAAACAATTCGGTGTAGATGCAGTTGCTCAAGTAGAAGCTGTATTAACTAACGAATTAACTCAGTCAATTAACAATCACATCTTATTAAAGATGAGAGATTTAGCTGGAACTAACCTATTCGGTGTAGATGCTAATAATGACGCAGTAGCTATGAATATTGCTGTAGCTGGTGGAGAAACTAAAGGTGACTCACACAGAAGAATCTTAACTGCAATCCTTGCTGCTGGTAATTTAATCGCGCAAAGAGGTAGAAGAGGTGCTGGTAACTTCGCTGTAGTAGGTGGAAAAGTTGCATCTGCTTTACAAGGTGTTTCTGGTTTCGTAGCATACCCAATGGCTAACACTATAAACCAAGTTGCTGGTGCAATATATCCTTTAGGATCTATCGCTGGTATCAACGTTTATACTGACCCATCTGTAGCTTTCGAATCAGTTGAGATCTTAGTTGGTAGAAAAGGTGACGGTAACGGACCTGGATTAGTATTCATGCCTTACTTAATGGCTGAATCAGTACAAACTATCGTTGAAGGAACTATGGCTCCGAAAGTAGCTGTAAAATCTAGATACGCATTAGTTGAAGCTGGATTCCACCCAGGAACTCAATATGAGAAATTCTCATTAGAGAACTTTGCACTATAATTTATAGTCTAAATTTTATATTAAAGACCCTCTTAATTGAGGGTCTTTTTTTTTGCTCATTTTTAGGAAGATATATAATCTATCGGAATAATTATAGAAAATTAAGATTTTAATATGAAAAAAATTAAATTAGGTAAAAAGATTCAATTGCTAGAAGATTTTTCTGCAAGTGATCTTTCTAAACCATCACAATCAGTTACACCGGCGGCCAAAACAAAACCAGCTTCTATTACTGTAGATAAGGTAGTGGCTCAGCCAACTGAAGCACCTGAAGCTCCAGTAGCAAATGTAGTATCAGGTGAAGAGGTACGAGCTGAAATAATCAAAGATGTTGATGCTATATTAAATAATTTAGATGCTCTCTCAAAGCAAATCACAGAAGCAGTTTTATTAGAAGCAGACGAGTGGTTTGAGGATGATGCTTTATTTGAATCAACAGAGGCTATTAATGAAGAAGATAGTTTTTTAACTAAAATGTTTGCAAAATTTAAAGCTACTAAAGCCTACTCTACAAGAATGGGCCAATACTCAGCCCTTAAAAAGAAAGAGCGAGGAGCTGAAGTAACTAAAATAGAATTAGAAGGTCAGTTTGATGCAAAAAAAGACCAACTAGAAGCTCAAATAAAAGACAAGATTGCTGCTAAAATTAAAACACAAATTGATAAGGTTAATCAAAAAGATATAACTCCGGAAGCTAAAAAGGAGATTAAAGATAAGATATACGCCAAGAGGGATGAATTATTAAAAGGTTCTAATAAGAAAATCGCAGAAAAAATTAAGACTAAAAAAGAAGCAGTTACTGCAAAGGCAAAACAGGCTATTACAGCAGCGGAAGCAGAAACTAAAAAAATGATTGATGATAACCCAATCGATAATGAAAAATATACTAATTTATGGGACGCCTATAAATTAGATGTAGACAATAGACATGAACTTCTTTTAATAGACATGAAAGCTGAGGCAACTATGGATGCCGATGATAAAGATGAAGATCAAATAGAAAAAGATATTAAAACGGCTGACGAACAGAAGAAAAAACAAGAAGCCCGCGCTGCAGAAAGAGCTAAGATATTAGAGTTAAGAGCAAAAAAAATAAAAGAGAAAGAAGCAAAAGAAGATGCTAAGCTTGATGATAAGCAAAAAGAGGCTAAAGAGAAAATAGACAAATACATATCTGCACAGGTTAGCTTTGATGCTGGTGAAATGAAGCAAGAAGAATTTGATAAGGTTGAAAAGATTAGTGCTAGTACTTTTAAAGATAGAGCACCAGGTATTTCTGATGAAGACGCTGAAAAACTATATGATAAACTTGTTAATAAGAGCTCTAAAGGAAAGAAAGAAGGTGGCGTTGACGGGCTTACAGATGCTGAGTTAGATAAGAAGCTTGAGACTAATAAGCAAAAGCTTGAAGATGCGAAGAAAGACAAGACAAACTCTCCGTTTGTGATTAAAAAATTCGAAATTGCAGTTGCTACCGGTGAATTGAGAAAGGCACAAGCATCTGAAGACTCTGAAAAAATCGAACAGGCTCAGAACAAATTAGATAAGTTCAAGAAAGAAAGCAAAGAATTAGCTGATAAAGAGGGATTAAGTTCTAAAAAAGATGAATCAGTAGTTAATGAAGCTAATGATATGTCTGTTAAAAAACTTTCAAAATATACAGGGTTTAAAGAAGATGAATATGAAAGAGTTGTTTACGCATTTAAGTCTAAAGAACTAGGTAAAATGCAATTTCAAGCTGAGCCATCATTTACAACAATAGACGGCAACTTTAGAGATGACGAACTACATATTGAAGTAGACAGAAGAATGGCTAATATTGCACATGCTAAAGTTCTTGGACAAATAAGAGGTTACAAAAACATTATAGCATTCTTAAAAGGAGGCGGAGCAGAAAAATATGAATCTGGTAGCTTAAAAGAAATAGAGAAGTATTTAAAAAAGTTTGATTTTAAATCTATATCTGAATCTAAGTTACACGAATCAATGACAGTAGCTCAGAAATTCAAAGCATTAATGTAATATTAAAGAGAGCGCTTAGCGTTCTTTTTTGCAAGTTTAAGAAACTCCTCTCGTTCTGCGAGCAGGAGTTTTTTGCATTTCTTACGAAACTCAACCGATGATTTAAGTATACGACTATCAATCATAGGAGCCTCTAATACATCATAATATTCTGAGTGTATAAAGTTCTTAAGATCAAAGTTCATAAACTTAGCCTTAATAGGTTTAAGTGAAATAGCACAATACCATTCAACAGTATTATATGAACGTTCTAATCCCTTTTCAGATAGGGCAGTATCGGTTCTCATATCCCAATAAATTTTAGTAGAAGTAGTAGATCTAGGTCTTTGCATTTTTAAGACACACTCCATGAATTGGTCATCATCGGACCACTTAGCAAGATTCCTATGAGTTATTAGAAACTTTCTTAAGAATCGTGGTAAGTACTTTAAGATGATACCATATCTGTTTGCGGGCCAAGGACCACCAGTCTTTTCAATACGTATACTCATATACTATATTTATCTATGAAACATTTTAGGCATTTTACACTATAACAATTAAACATATACTGCATGCAATCAATCAACCAATTATTTACAGAGAAGTATAGACCTTCTACATTAGAACAACTAATCTTACCAGATGCGGTAATGAATAAGTTTAAAGATGGACTAGTCCAGAATATGTTGTTTACGGGCTCACCTGGGACAGGTAAGACTTCTTGTGCAAAAGCCATAGTAAATCAGTTTAAACTCCCTTATCTGTACATCAACGCGTCCACAGACACTTCTGTTGAGGTGATTAGGACTAGAATTATAGACTTCTGTTCAACAGTGTCTATTATGGATGCACCTGGTATGTTTAAGGTAGTAATTCTAGATGAGGTTGATGGTGTATCAGATCAATTCTTTAAAGCACTTCGTGCTACAATGGAGCAATTCGCTAGTAACTCTAGATTTATTGCAACATGTAATTATATCAATAAACTACCAGATCCAATTCTATCAAGATTTGAAGTTATTAATTTTGACTTTGATAAAGAAGAGGAAACAGAATTAACAAAGAAGTATATCCGTAGAGTATATGATATTTGTAAAGAAGAAGAAATGACTATTGAGAAAGATGCTCTTGTAGAGTTTGTTAGACGTAACTTCCCAGATTTAAGAAGTACTCTAAATAAACTACAAGGATTTAAAACTCAAGGAACTACTGCGATTACAGTTGATAATGTAAAGAAATTTAATTCAGTCTATAAAGACGTATTTGAATTAGTCTTTAAAGAAACGGATCCAGCAAAGAATTACCAGATGTTAGTAAGTAATTATTCTAATAGAGTAGATGATATTTTACAAACATTAGGTGAAGAATTTATAGAATATATACAACAAGAACAATTGCAATCAGTTAAGCATATCCCACAGATCATTATTTCTGTAGCTAAACATCAATCGCAGAGAGTTCATGTCATAGATCCTGTAATCACAATGTTAAGTTGCGTTTACGAGATACAAGGAATAATTAAAAGTAATTAAAAGCAAAATAAGTGGCAAATAATTTTTCTATGTCAATTATTTTTCGTATATTGTACATAGATATTAAATAACAAAAATATGAAAGTGGGAAAACATACATTACTAATCGACGGAAACTATTTTGTTTTCAGTAGATTATTTGTCTTACCAAAACCAAAGAATGGTAAGTTACTAGGAGATGATAAACAGAAATCTCAATTCATGAGAAAGCTAGCAATTGACTTTGCATCTGAAATGCGTAAGCTAAAGATGTTTGTCGATGATGTAGTATTAACTGTAGATTCAAAATCATGGCGTAAAGATTTATTTCCAACTGCTGAATACAAAGGCACTAGGAAACAAAATAGCAGTGTAGATTGGACTGCAGTCTATGAAGTCTATGAAGCATTTCAAGATATTGTAGCTACTAAAGGTGTTACTGTACACCAAATACAAGGTGCTGAAGCAGATGATGTTATCTTCGGATGGTCAGCTGCTCTAAATGCTAGAGGTAAATCATGTATCGTATGGTCAGGTGATAGAGATCTAATTCAATTAGTTAACTACTCAGAAACTAATGACGCGCATACGTTATGGTATTACAATACTAAAAAGACACTTTATGGTTACGAAGGTTTCAATAAAGACATGGAGACATCAGCCGCTAAAGAACTAACAAGCGACGATATGTTATTCAATATGGGTGGACAACACATGTTGCGTGATGATTACCAAAGAGATATTCTAGACTGGATTAAAGCTAATAAGATTTCTATTAAAGAAGTTGATTGCGACAAATTCATATTTCAAAAGATACTTACCGGTGACAAATCAGATAATATTGCATCAGTTGTTACATGGCAAAAAGAAATGAAGAACGGCAAGTTGCGTAACTATTCTATTACTGACAAAACAGCAGATCTTATATGGGATCAATATGTTAAAGAATATAATAAAGATTTTACTATTGATTTTCTATTCTCATCAGAAGCAAAAGACATCTTAGTAGATATTATCTATAGAGTTGTTGGCCATAGTTCTCAAACACTAATCAAAACAAATCTTACGCAGAATATAGCTCTAATGTTATTACATAACAAGACTATTCCAGATCCAATTCAAAAGGCTATTTATGCTGCTATTGAAAAAGATTGGGAAGGTGCTATCGAGAATAAGAATTCTATTATGGAAATGGATAAAATTCTAGAAGGAACTGATTGGTTAGAAGGAGCTAAAAAGAATACGTTCGCACCAGATCCTTTTGCAGGAATGGATATTCCAAAAGAAGAATCTCCAATGAAGCTGGTAGGTAAGAAAACAAAAAAGGTTAAGAAAGACCCAAGTAAAAAGTTATTCTAATATGACATTAACAGATTATATTCAAATTGAAGAAATATTAGCAGAAGCAAACGCACATGGATTAAAACCAGAAGTTATAGAACTTGCTACTAAAATAGAAATGCTTCATAATCTTTCAAAAGTGGATGCACATCAACATGCATTTAAAACACTAATAGGGTAAACTTTACCCTTTAAGGACATATAACTAATATGCTAGATGATACTAAACTGTTTGACTTTGTAAAAATAATGTTTACAAAGCCACAACAATATAAGAAAATAAAACAACACACTAAAAAGCGACATCATTTCATGATTAATCGTTTCATGTCTATTAAATATCCTGCAAATGCAATGATGTTTAATATTAATGGGATTAATGGTGGTAGTGTAGTAGAGTGTTGGTCCGTTGTCGCCTCTAGATTCCAATCGGTGCCCCGATGGTTTTATACTAAAACCAAAAAAGCAAAGAAAAATACGCCTGATAAATATAATCCCAGCGAGAAAGCTGTATCTATTTATATGGACAAAAACGAGATTGGTAATAGAGAATTTAGCGAACTAAAAGAATTTGCTAAGGAAGCTCTGTTTTCTGATTTAAAAAAAATTGAAGAACAAATAGAGGTTTATGCAAAAGATAAATGATCATTTTACTGAAATAATAGATATTACTTTATACCGATATAACTCAATAGATTTAAAACTATGGGGTATTATTAATAGAGATACTAAATCTAGGCCTATGACTCCTAACAGTATGTTAGTAGCCAAAGAGCGTATGGAAACTTATTTAAATCATAAGTTCTCTCACGATGTTAATAGATTTCGTACAGTCAGTGATGTCAATATACATAGGGAGGCAACATCAGTATATTTTATATGGAAGATATTTCAATCAATGCCAAACTTATCTTATATTAGAGTTAATCTTAATTCTAATTCTAGTTACAATAGAATTGTAAATGTAGATCAAGTAAAGACTATAAAATACGATATTAAAACATTAAGAGGTTCTATGAGGATGTTTGATATGTTCCAAGAAGAACATGAACTTAAACAAGCTAATCATATTTTAATAAAAGAAGGTCTATTAAAAGAACAAGAGAATTTTAAAATATTTAAATTAAGAGACTTTTTAAGTGCCTTAGATTTATTTCAAGCTGAGAATAATACAGCAGAAGTATTAGGAGTAACTAATGCATTTATACACGCATTAGAACATCATGAGGGTGATAATCCTGAAATGCTTTTAATCACTGATTGGGAGTCAGATATATAATAAAAAATAGAAGTATAACTTCTTTATCAAATGGCAGTAACAAATTTTACAGCAGACACAATCGGAGACTATTTCTTCGCTAAATTGAAAGAACCTTACGTAGACGTAAAAAAGGTTCTGAATTGGTCTATCCTATATGGTGTTAATTCACCAACTAGTATCGGAACAGTACAATTAACAGCGGGTTCTAAAACTATTATTGGCTCTGGAATTGCATGGACACTTGCACCAGGTGATCAGTTTATTGTAGGTTCTCAAACTTTTACTGTAGATACTATTGTAGCAAATACTATTACTGCTACAGAAGATGCTACATTTACTGCAACAGCAGCTAAATGGTATGAATTTCCAGATGCTGATAACAACTTTGTTTTTGACTATAGATGGTCCCAGAATAATATAGATAGTGATGGAGGCGAAATGTCACCATTAAAACCTTTAAATGTTAGTATTACTAATTTAGAATTTGATGCAACTAAACCATTATGGATAGATGTTAAAGCGGAAGTACATAGATTGTCTTCATTGCATACATTAAGCCTTTTATCAGTTACATTTGAATTAGAAACAGAAGCAGGTACTATTCAATCATGTCCACAATTATGTATGGATTGTGATGATCCTTATGTTGCAGGATGTACTAATATTGTAATCGATTGTTCAGACCCAATATTCGATCCGTATAATTTAAGTAAACCAACTGCAATTTATGGTGAAATAAGTGAGTTGGCTTCAGAAATGTGGGGACATAACACAAAGTACTTTAGAGTAGAACCTGATAAGAGATCTAAGGATGTTGTATTAATGGAGTATTCTTTATACAATGTAAAAGATACGTCAGATCTTAAAATTGTCGTGCCAGATAATGCAATGCCAACTAGAGAATTTACATACGATATTTTTGGTATGGGCTTTGAAGATTTTGAAATCCATATTACAAAAGGGCAAATGGAAAAAGCATTCGGTGCTAATATTGCCCCAAGACCAAGAGATTATATGTACATTCCAATAATGAATAGAATGTATGAAGTAAGTTCAGTTAGTTTTGCTGATGAATTTAATCAGTCTATGACTTACTGGAGAGTAATGTTAAAGAAATACGAAGAGAGAACTTCTACAATAATAGGAGACGATGCTGCTGGAGTTGCAATAGATCAAACATTAGACGAACTTTATACTGGAGTTGAAGAAGTATTTGGAGAAGAAATTCAAGATGAGTACAGACAATCAACTAAACCAGAACAATATCAAACAATGTTCTCAGAAGTTGGTGATGGTACTAGAGAAAGAATTCATAACTCATTAGTTATTAGCGATGACGAGTTAAGAAATAAATGGACTATTATTACTAAGAATCATTATGATCTAGAATCTGTAAAAGATTTAGGTATCGAATGTTTAGTATATAAGAAAATATCTCAATTAGCAATTGATAAGAATATGGCATTTTCTGCCTGGTTTAAACCTAACTTTACAAATCCAACAGCAGAGCAAACTTTATTTGATGGAAGAGTAGGACAAAAAGGACTTAAATTAACAGTTAATAAAACACATGTTAAAGCATATATAAATGATCTTACATTAACATATCCGTTTGCAGTACAGCCTATAAATGGACAATGGTATGGTTTAGTCTATAACTTAAATAATACATATAGTAATACATCTGCTAATGTGTATCAGTTAAACCCAAAGAGCAATACATTGACAAGTATGTCTGTTTCAGATACTTTAATTAATGTAATGGATCAAAACTTTGAACTAGGCGCTGCTCAAGGATGGGTTACATCACAAAAATGGGCTTTAATGCCAGGTAAATTAGCAATGACTAACATTAGGTTATACACTAAGATTATCGGTAAAGACCAACATACGAACATGTTACAACAATATATTGTTAGAGATAATAGACTAACATATATTATTGATAACGCAATTCCTTCTATACAGTTAAGAAAGTACAATCAAAACAAGTAACAAACTTAAACTAAATTTGTTACTAGTGTAAGCTAGATATATACAATATAATATCATAATATGAGCGAGAGCGAAAAGAAGAAAACAATAGCAGAACAAGCAGACGACATTAGGTTAGAATTAGATGCATTAATTGGAGATAGTCCATTAGATGTTGAAAACGATCCTAAAGATCTTCCTATTCAGGCTAAGCCAACTTCGATGGTACCATCAATAAATTATACTGAATTAAAGTCAAGTGCAACTAAAAAAGCACAAAAGACTATTACAGCCTTAATGAAATTTTATCTTGATGCTGATATTATCGAAAAGGATGAGTACATAGCTGCAAAAAAACAAATGGATGAGATGACAATGTCCTCTCTGATCTATCAATTAAATGCAGGTGAAAAAGCTCTAACAACTCTATTAGAAACAATTGACTCAGGAGAATTAGCACCTAGAATGTTTGAGGTTCTTGCAACTCTACAAAAATCAATGTTAGATATTATTAAGTCGCAAACCATGTACTTAATGGCAGCGGAAGAGGGTACAAAAAGAATTGCAAGGGATTTAGAAATTTACCAGAAGAGAGCAAATCAAACTGAAATTGAAGGTGCTGGAGGAGATACTGGTAATAAAAATATTCAAAGAGGTACAAAAGACCTAATGGCTGCAATTCAAGCAGGTATTCACGGAGCGTCAGAAGAAGATATTGAAGACGTAGAACCAACAGAAGAATAATAAATGTCAGACGGAATAGGAGATAATAAATGGATCCCAAAAGAGGAGGGTAATACAGATGCAGCTGACAGGATCGTTTGGTCGACCAAGCAGATTGATGATCTGTTAGTGGCCTTGGATCAGGGTTATCGTCCTAAGATTAAGTTACCATTCTACGAGGGTAGACAATTTCTAAAGAAGGGTAATATTGTATTTGAATATACTGATGAGGAAATTAGTGAGTTAGCCAGATGCGCCAAGGACATTGTCTATTTTGCAGAGAAGTATGCAGTAGTAATGACAGATGAGGGTATTCAACAGGTAACCCTAAGAGATTATCAAAAGGATATGTTGAGGAATTTCCAGAATGATAGATTTAATATTGTTCTTGCTGCTCGACAAATGGGTAAAACAGTTACCGCATCTATTTTTAATGCATGGTATGTTACCTTTAATATGGATAAGAATACTCTGCTACTTGCGAATAAATCTGATTCAACAAAAGAAATTATTGATAAAGCCAAAACAGTAATTGAGAACTTACCGTTCTTTATGAAACCTGGTATTATTAAATATGATGTCATGAATGTGAGATGTGATAATGGTTGTCGTCTAATAGGACAATCAACCACAGCAAAATCTGGTATTGGTTTTACAATCCATAACTTATACCTAGATGAGTTTGCCCACGTCCATCCATCAATTGCTGATTCTTTTTATGAGAATGTATATCCTACATTATCCTCATCGAAAGTCTCAAGAATAACAATTACATCTACGCCAAACGGATTTAATAAGTTCTATCAAATCTATGCTGCGGCAGATCGAGGTGATAATGAATACTTAGCAACGAGGATAGATTGGTGGCAACATCCAGATAGAGACGAGGCTTGGTATGAAAGAGAGCTTGCTAACCTAGGTTCGATCGAAGCCTTTAATAAACAATATGGGAATGAATTCGTTTCCTCATCCAACCTCTTATTAGACCCAGTCGATATGAAGAAGATGAGAAAGAGAATGAAGCCTTATGTCTATCATGACTTTGATGAATTCGATTATATTAGTATTGATACAAAAGGTTTTTTAGAATGGGATCCAAACTTTGATATTGATACTTGTAAAGATACTGAAAACTTTTGGTTGTTCTCAGTAGATATTGCAGAAGGTAATGGTGGTGATTCCTCCGTTATTAATATTTTTAAAGTCGCTCCGATGAATTCAGAAGAAATTAAGAACGTTATTAATCCTGGTGCGATGTACGACTTTTTTAAATTTGAACAAGTTGCTAGGTTTAAATCTAATGAACATGTCATCGAAGATTTTGCAAAGGTACTTTATACTTTAGCAGTAGACGTCTTTAACTCTGAAAACGTAAAAATGATTGTAGAGTATAATACTTATGGTACAGTTTTATTCCAGTATCTAAGAAGTATATTTCCACAAAGAAATGATTTTGACGATGAGATGATAGTAAAATTCAGACATAGACACGACGCAAAGACAATAAAACCAGGAATAAAACTAAAATCTGACAATAAAGCTATCTTTTGTCAGAATTTTGCAAAATTGTATAAGATAAATAGATTAGATTTAACTGATGAAGTTACAGTGACTGAGGCATCCTTATTTGGTACTTTACCAAACGGTAGTTATGGCGCTCAAATGGGGAACGATGATGTTATTATGACATGTATTACTGCGACTGAATTTTTTAACACAACGGATTATGCAGATTTCATTGAGGAGATCTTAGATTTCATAGATCCTGCGGTTCACGACGAGATGGAAAGCATCTTATATAAGGATAGTGATCAGCAAGGAGATTTACAATATGACATTTATGACCTACTCAAATAAATTTGCAAAAAGACAAGGATATATAATAAAAGAATTAAAAAATAACAACTAAACGATTATGGCATTAAGTCCTCAATTACTACAGTTCAAAAGCTCAGGCGTATATCGCTTAGAGTTCGACAAATCACAAACCGTGAACATCCCTGCTGAAACTATTAGATTAGTTGTAGGTAGATCTAACAAAGGTCCTTACAACACTCCAGTATTAGTAGAAGATGTTGAACAGTTTAAAAATGTATTCGGTGGCATCGATAAGTCACTAGAAAAGAAAAATATGTTCTTCCACAGATCAGCTATTGAAGCTTTATCTAGAGGACCAATCTTAGCATTAAACTTAACTGCTGATGATTCTGACGATCAAGTATCGATATTATCTCCAGCAACTAACTCTTCTTCGGAAGGTTTATCTGCTAACACTATTCAATCATCTGCCGTTGCTGGTAAGAAATTCAGCGATGTATTTGATATTGATAAGTTTTGGAATCCTTCAGACGAGAAGTTATTAGCAGCTGCTGCTGAAGATACAAACCATGGTATCTCTTTTGTAAATATCAAACAAGACCCAATCACAATTATCATTAGACAAGCTGCTGATACTAGAGGTTTTGAATTAACTGCAAGAGAATGGTACGGAGAATCTAACATTCCAGAAGGCGTTGAAGCTGATGAATACGTATCAGACTACTTAGTAGATGTATTTGTATTCAAAGGTAAATTTGATGCTGCTGAATTAAATAATGACCCTAACTACGGTACTTACTTTGATGCTAATGGTTTATACAAATCAGAATTCGCTAAATTTGCTGGATTAAGAGAAGTAACTTTAATGGCACAATATAATGGATTATCTTTAATCCCTGAATTTATTGATGCTGAAGGTAATCAAATGTACATCGAAACTCTAATTAATATGGAGGCTAGAAGAACAGGTTTATTCTGTGCTGTACGAGAAGATGCACTTCCACAAATTGATTTAATTGGTAACAATTTCGACATCTACCAAGATTACGAAGTATTATCACATAAAGTAGAACAAATAAAAACTAGTACTATAGTAGATATTAGTGGTTTCGGTGACAATTCAGTAGATGGATATACTTTAACAATCGAAGGAGCTACACCAGTTGGACTTGCTACTGCAGGAATTAACGATACTAAATATTTAAAATCTGTAATAGCTGGAGAGTTTGTTAAGATTGATACAATAGAAGCTACTGCAGGCGGTTCAATTATTACTTCAACAACCGGTGATATTTCTAAATCTTATGAGAAATTTGCAGCTGGAACATCAGCAACATGGAATAGCCCAGCTGTTGTTACAGTAGACGGCAACGGAAACTTAAAATTAAGCGCTGCGCCATTTGCGTATGGAGACTTATTAGTAGGTGGAAATGCATTCTTATTATCTGAAAACGCAGGTGAATATGTTGCAATCAATACAATTGATATAGATAACGTAACAGGAGAGGTAACTGTATCTCCAGCAGGTAATGTTGGATTTAGTACGGATTACGCAAATGCTAACGCATCTGAATTAGTAGTATATAAAAGAGCATTAAATACAGCATTTGATATATGGACATTATCTCCAAACGATAGAACAGAGATGTTCCCTACACTAGCAGGTGGTTGGGAATGGACTGATAATTTAGCTGGAGCATTTACTTACTCTTACGCAGGTGTTGGTGTATTAAACGCTAATATTAAAGTAGGAATGTATATCCCAGGTGATGGTGGTAAACTATCTAGAGTTAAGAGAATCGAAAAAACTTACGATGGTGTTAATACTAAATATAAATTCTTTACACATAGAGTAGTTTCTTCTAGACCAGCTTATGCACTTAAGAGATATGAAGATGCTTCTGGATTATATAAAACGTTCCCATTAGAAGGAGCAACACAAACTGAAAAGAGTATTGCAGAATTACTATCAGCAATTAAGCCAGGAACTGGTTTAGGAAACGCTTTAGTAGATAAAGACAATATCACATTCAGATATGTAGTTGATACATTTGGTTCTTTAGAGAACGGATCAATCTTAAATAAGGAAGAATTATCATTCTTATGTAAAGAAAGACAAAATGCAGCAGCAATTCTTAACGCACCAATGGTGAAAGAACTTAAAGCAGCAACTAACCCAACGTTTAAAGACTCATTTGCTCCTTATGGATTTAGTGTGAATCACGTTGCAACAGGAGGTAACTTAGATACTAATCCAACATCTCTTTACACATTACCATCGATCAACGCAGGTGCATCTTATGCATTCTACTACGGTCCTGGTCTTAATGTAATTGAGAATGGAAGAACTAAAGTAATTCCACCAGCAGCATACGTATCTAACAACTATATCGATAAATATTTAGATGCTTTACCATGGTCAATCATCGCAGGTCCTAGAAGAGGAGTTGTAGGTGGAACTGGAGTACAGTCATTAGAGTTCTCATTCGATAAAAATGATAGAGATATTCTTGAGCCATTTGGTTACAACCCAATCGTATTCGAAAGAGGCGTAGGTTTAACTATTAAAGGTAACAAGACTGCACAACAAGGAGTTCAATCAGCACTTTCTTCAGCTCACGTAAGAGAAGTATTAATTTACATTGAAGATGGTCTTGCAGAAATTCTTAAGAATTACCTATTTGAATTCAATAGTGCTCAAACTAGATTAGAGATCAAAACTCTTGCTGATAACTTTATGGAATCAGTTAAGAAAGATGGTGGTGTATACGACTATAAGAATATCATGGACTCTTCAAACAATACGTCTGAAGTAATAGATAACAACATGGGAATCTTAGATACGTTCGTAGAACCAGTTAAAGGTCTTGAAATCTTAGTATCGAGAGTAACAGTATTAAATACAGGTGAAATCGCAACGGGTAACTTTGCATAAGAAAACAACGATATATAAATAAAATAAGAAATTAAAGATATGGCTTTACCACATTATTCAGAGGACCAAACTAGCAAGAAGGGAAGAAACTTCGAGCCCGTTCAAGCTAACCTATTCGAGGTAACAATTTTACCACCGGATGGAGTTGCTGGACAAGAGTTCCTTTTACAACACGTTAATTCAATTAGTGGATTAGATACTATGGCTCCTGCAGTAGATGCAGTCGGACAAAAATATAAGTTTTCCGATAGATCTTACGCTGGTATGCCTGGTGCAACTTCAATTGATATTACAGTTAGCTTCTCGCTTAACTTAAATGATTCTAACCAAGCTTACTTGTATAAAACATTAAGACAATGGTATAGAGCTCAATATAATCCAGAAACTGGAGAAATGGGTCTTAAAAAGAATTATGTTGGTACAATAGTTGTTGTACAATTTAACAGAGAAGGTGATATTTACAGAAAAATTACTTTAGATGATTGTTTCATCACTTCAGGTGTAAACCTTGTTGGTGAACTTAACTACGAGTCAGCTGACGCAGTAGCATTAGAAGTAGGTTGGAAGTGTGATACTTTCTCAGAAGAGTTGAACTAATTTAATAAATTAAGTATAAAGAACGTGTCTAAACAACACGTTCTTTTTTTAACTTTAAAAAACATAATATAATATCAAGATAATAAAAGATTATGAGTGATAAACTAACAAAAAAATTACAAGTCCTTTTGACTGAGGGAGAAGTTCGTGAAGTAAACCGAATTATCTTGAATGATGCTTTGGATAATGAGACTCGTCCCATATCTGTAAGTGGATTCATAAGAAATCTAATAAAGTCAGAATTAAGTGTAAGAACTGTAGAACAGAGATCCTACATAAAGCAAAATCTCAAAAACTTAAAAAGTAAATAACAATGAGCGAAAAGAAAAACAAAATGAGTTCCGAAGAAGCTAAAATGGCGAGAGCCTTAGAAGCTAAAGACGCTATTAACAACCCAACTCCTGATTCAAATGAAGGAACTGCTTCAGATATGGAATCTGTTGTTGACAAAGGTGGGCTTGGTAGAGTTAATATGTCGAATTTTACACCAGATAAAGCACAATCTTCTGATAGTGCATTAGGATGGCATGTATTGGATCAAGTAACATTACCGTCAATGGGTAAATTTTATCCAGCTGATAGTGTAATTAAAATTAGATCTGCAAGAGCTGCAGAGATTAGACATTTTTCTACTATGGATGAGAATAATTACATCGATATGGAAGAGAAGCTAAACTCAGTAGTAGAATCATGTACTCAAATGACATCTGGTAGTAAAAGATTATCTTACAAGGATATTCTAGAAGAAGATAGAATAGTTCTATTGCTTTCTATTAGAGACCTTACTTTTCCAGAACCAGAAAACAAATTAATGTTAAATGGTAAATCTGAAAAGACTAAAAAGAAAATAGATCTTGAATTAGCAGTTAAAAACCTAGTACCTTCTATTATCGATGAAGAGATAGAAAAGTATTATGATGATAAAAAAAGAACGTATGTTATTAAAACTCGTTCTGCTGGTGAAATCGTAATGTGTCCACCGACAATTGGTGTTATGCAAGAGGTTACTCAATACTTGAAAGATCGTAATGAGAAGGAAATAGAATTTGATAAAGCATTTATCCAAGTATTACCTTATATACAAGGTGATTGGAGAACCCTAAGTCTAACAAAGATATTTCAATTAGAAGTAGACTATAAGGCATGGGATCAAAAAAAGTTTATGATTGTATATAGACTTGCTGAAAGAATGAGAATTGGTGTTCAAGCAACACTAGAATCTACCGTAGACGGAGAGTTGGTGAAAGCCCCTCTTGAGTTCCCAGGTGGCATCAAAAGTCTTTTCATTATTTCAGATCTCGCTGGAGAATTACTTTAAGACAAAGTTCTACCTGGGTATACATCTTAGGATGCAGCCTTCAGAGATCGAAAACATGTATTACTACGAATATTGGTATTATGTCAAGAATCTGTCGGAGTACATCAAGAATAAGAATAAGCAACAATCGGATCAACAAGAACAGGCCAACGATCAACAGAGCGCAATGAGCTCTAAGTATAAAACGCCTTCGATGCCCAAGATCCCCTCTATGAAGACGCCATCGTTTAAGATGCCGAAAATGTAGAGATATATAATAAGAGTGAGGGGTATGTTTTCCTAAGCATACCCTTTTCTTTTTAAAAATATTAAGTCAGTTACATGCCAAAGAAGAATCCGTTAGCTACTGCATTCGATAAATTCGGCTCTAAAGATGGTGTATTAGGCGAAATTGCCGAAAACACACTTCTTGTCGCAGAAACATTTGATGAAGGTGGAGAGATATTTGATAGAATAGACCGAATGGTCGAGGCTATAGAAACTATCGTTGACGGTACAAAATCCGGCAGCGGTGGTCTTCAAGAGGCTATTGTATTAAATTTAGTAGCACCAACACTTAAACCAATTGGTTTAGGTATGGGCTTTATTATTGACGCGTTAAACCAGGCCGAGAGTGCTGAGGATTTAACGTCAAAATTTGGCGCACTTAACGCTGGATTAGTAGTATTAGGAGATATAGGTAAATCTATATTAATGTTTGCTGCAACGATGGTAATAGGAATACCAATCTTAATGATTGCAGCAGTAACCGCACCTGTCTGGGTTGGCGGTATTTATGTTATTATACAGGGAATTAAAATGGCAACTCAAGGCCTAAAAGAAGGCGAGTTGGATAAATTATTAATACTCCACGCAATCGGAATATCAATTGTGAAATTTGGATTATTGATGGCAGCAATGGTATTAATAGCACCAGTTGCACTTATAGGTATGTTATTTACAGTACCTTTACTTCTAGGTGTTGTTGCAATAGCAAAGTATATAGGTGAGCACTTTACTGAAGAAGCTCTAGATAAATTTATGACTTTTAATAAAGCAATGGTCATGTTAGGATTAGGTATCTTATCGATTGGTTTATCATTAGCTTTAGTGGCAGTACTTGCAAAGCATATTATTATGGGACTTTTTGTCTTCGGTATGGTTGCGTTTGGATTAGGTGCAATATTTATGGCATGGGAGAAGTTATTTCGAATAGATGAAACGAAAGCAGAGGCTTATGCAAAATCATTAGCTTTCTTAGGAATTGGTATTATTACTATTGGTTTAGGCTTAATGTTAATGAATGCATTTGCTGGAGCAATCATGAAAGGTTTAATGGTAGCAGCACTAGTATTAATGGTAATAGGTGGTGTATTCTTCCTCTTCCAGAAAATGGGCATTAATAAAAC